CATTTCAAAACCAATAATATCTTTTGAAATTTTTGGATTCTTATGTTTAAATTTATCTGCTTTGTAAAATGCTCGGCTAACAAAATAATTGAGTTGACCTTGTGCATCATAACTAGGAATAATTATTTTTCCAGAATATTCTCCCGATTCACAATACCCAATACGATACTTTAAAATATCAAATACTGTAATACCGCGATTAGTTAAATAATGAATTGCATTGCGATAATCCGGTGTATTTTTTTTAATCCAAAGTGGAGCATATTCTTGTGGCAGTTGAATTGTTGCCGTTTTTGTTTCAGTTGCGGTTGTTCTATACTTAGCAGATTCAATTATTCTATTAAGTTGTTCGAAACGCTCTTTTGGTAAATTGAGTTGTTTGAAAAGTGAAACAATGCTTCGACCTTTCTTATCAGATATCCAACAATGCCAATTATTTTCTCCGGCGTGATTTGTTTGAATATTGATTTCTAATTTTGGTTTGTAGTGAGAAACAAAAGGAGAAAAGAATGCAATGTTATCACCAGATGTAGGTTTTCCTTTACCTAAAACTGATTCTAACAATTGTAATAGTTTTAGATTCTTCATATTATTAATATATTGAAATTCTGTAAGTATTCCAATTAATTATTAATAATATTATAATATATGTTTGATACATACATTTCATTACTGATCAAACGATTTCATTTCATTAACATTACATTCAATCTATTAATTAAATAAATTTCATTAATCTTTCATCAATATATTAAAAATAATTTAAAAATCAAACCTTATTCAAAGAAACGTTTAACATTAACCGGACTTTCTCCTGATTTAACACATTCTTCGAGCCATTCTGCAGGAATATCTTTCTTTGCAACGTGACGTATTCCTAGTTTTAATGCATATTCAGCATAAGTAGTTTTGCTTGTTTTTGATAAACGTTGATTAGGATTTTGAAAAACCATTCGAATATCTACGCCAGGATTTGAAGCTAATACGTGTTTCATTTTAGTACGATCTGCTGTAGTCCATCGTCCTTTTGTTTCAACGAACATGAATTGGCCGTTACGTTTTGTAAATACAAAGTCAGGCGTATATTTTGCTTTACGCTCTGGTACTATATAATTTATAGTTTCTGTTTCATATTTCAAATCATATGGAGTAGATTTTATTGCTTCTGCAACAACATGTTCTAATCCAGATTTATAACCATATTTTAATGCAGTTGCTCGTTTAGAGTTTCCTGCACTGTGAAAGTGATTTTTTGCCATAACTAATTTTTTATAAAGTTTATTTTATTACTTTATCCAATGGTGCCCAAAACTTTTTGTTTTTAATTTTTATAAAAATCCAATTTTTATTTGTCGTTGATGTTGATATATACTCAATACGAGTTGAATCCGGAGCACGCCATTTCCATATCATTCCTTTCTCTTCAGCCTCAACAAACTTCCCATTTATAAAATAATAAAGTGTGGTTGATTTCAATTGTATTACATCGCCAGGTTTTAAGTTAGAATCATTTTTTGGTTTAGGCGGTGTAACATCTGGCTTCGGCGTTACTTCTGTTTCTTTCTTTTTCTTTGTTTGATTTACAGGTTGTAATGCATCTTGATCAAACTCAAAGTCTTGTTCGTTTATTTTAGTTGGTTCTGGCATTATAATTTCCTTTATTTTTTATTTTTGCTTCGGCGCTGGTATTGACATCGTGTCTAATAGTTTAATGAGTTTAATATATGTATCTGTAACTAAACCATTAATAGTTGAAAATTGTTTTTTAAATAATTTTTTTATATCTATTGTTAATTCTTTTGATCTATCGCCCCAATTCCCATATTGTGGCTGTGCTAATTCGTACGGAGTATATTTATCGCCTGTACTCGAATTCTTAAGGTACATTATCAAATTTGGTTGAGTTTTTAGTTTATAAAGTATTAATTCTTGAAACCATTTTGTTATATCATTAGGTTCGGCTCCCGTTGCAGAAGATTTTTTAGTTGCTGCAATAATATCCGCATCCGTATATTTATCTTCTCGCGCTGCTTTTAATTTTGCATCTTCAATTGCCTTTGTGTCTATCGCAGTTTGTTTTAGTTTTTCTGCGTCTGTTGTTTGTCTTTTTGCTTTTTCAAACTCAGATTCCGGTCTAGTTTTTTCATGGTTGTCGACAGCTTGTTTAGCTTTAAGCCAAGCTCGGCCATCTGCAGATGCTATTTCATCATCATATTCTTTTTGAACTTTTTCTAAGTCTTTTTCAGGACCTGTGAGTTTCAATTGTTCTAATCTATTTTGTAACGGACTTATCGTTGGCCAAAATTTATCATTAATTTTTTTAAATTCTTTATCTAATTTATCTTTTTGTTTATTCCAATCTCTTATTGCTTTTCCTTCCGGAGATAACGGCGTTTCTTTACCTGTTGATATATCGTTATTAAATTTTAATTCATCTAATAAATCTTCTTTTTCTTCAACCGTTATCCTCATAGCATCGGGAGTTAACTTTTGAAATTCTGGATATGCCGGATCGCCACTTAAAAATGTTTCAAATCTAAGCTTAGGATATTGCAACCATTTTTTAGACCGACCTTGTATGTATACATATGTATCTTTTGTATTTTTATTTAATTCTTCCGGAATTGTATATACATCAATAGTTTCTCCTTGAGTTTCCCATTGATATGGATAATTAACTTGTTTTGGACGAATTGTTGCAGTATCTAGATCCTTTTCTGATTCAATTTGTAGCTGTTTAACACCTACTTGTTGAGCTATAACGTTATATTCTTTAACTGTGAGTAATCTCGCATCTCCGATATTATATGACGATTTAACAACCGTAACAGCTTGTAAAGATTTTTCTTTTTCACCTGATTTTTTTGCAGCTGGTTCGTCTGTTCCAAATACTCGGCTAAATTCTGCAGGCTTTGGCATTATCCATACATTAATAAGTTGTCGTTTATCTGACTCTGGCTGTGACATCACATATATGTATTTTTTGTTTGCATAAGGTCCACCTGGCCCGACATATGTTAAAGTTTTTGCACTTTCTTGTGCTTCATCTGATGTTACTGTTCCCGGTACCGGTGAAGAAAATCCGGACATATTTACAACTAACATTTTTATTTTTTGTGGATCTGAAGTACCTTTTGTTTTAACTGCATACGCGAATTTTGCACCAGCTGCCATTGCTTTTGCAAATTGTTTTTTAGATGCTAATTTTAATACGCCAGATTCTGCTTCTAGTAACACTTGACGAATGATTTGTTCTAATATCATACTCATATCGTGATCTTTATTATAAATATATTACCAATCAACTAATACCATTTTCCCGTTCCACATCATCAAATTATCAGATCTAAAATCTAAATCTAACTCAAATTCTGGAATATTTAAACGTTCAACATCGCGTTGCAATGCATTTAAAAAATTATCCAATTGTGCATTAACAGAATCAGTTTGTTGTACGAATTCAAATATTGAAACTTCTCCACCTTGTTCTCGAGCAAAACTGTTAAATTCTTGCATAAATGAATCAACTTCTTGTTTCATTTGTCCAGGTAATTGTTCAGCATTTGCCATAATATACATATCTTTTCCATTAACATAATATACTGGAATAAATGTTGTAAATTTATCTGATTGATTAACTATGCGTTCTGCTACTTGATATTCATCTTGTTCTTTAGTAATTTTAAAAACTTTGTCTTCTCCATTAATTTCATAAACTCGACCGTTATCGCCAGATGCAACGTATTTAAAATATTTATTTTTTATTTTATATAAACAACGTGCAATATCTGACTCAGACATTTCATAAAGTAAATGTTTTAAACGTATCATTTTATGTTCCTATCTAGATCCAATCTAACTAAAAAGTTCATATCAACATCTGATCGCTTACGGATAGGTTGTGCTAATTTACCAATTGCTAGCAATTGTCCAGCATCATCATACAAACCAATTGTAGTTATATACGGAGCAAATGCACTTCCAGTTACGAAATTTTTATAATTAATATCGCTATCATCAGTCAATGTTAAATTCATTGACATATTAAAATCGCCAGCATCAACATTTGCAACAACGCCTAATTCATGAGTAGTCACTGTACTTTTATATGAAGCCGTAAATGGAACATTTAAAATATTATGAAAGCGATAATCAGGTGTTGAGATTACAGCAATACCTTGACGTGCAAATACATTTCCAACATGATTGGTTTGCATAAAAGACCCACCTTCGGTTCGATCTGCTAAATATCCAATCTCCGTTGCTGTTAATGCTCTATTAAAAATACGTATTTCATCAATAGTTCCTGTTAAGTTAGAACCACTTTCAAATCCGCCTATAAATAATGGGGATGTATTGTCAATACGAGCTGATGCTGATAACGGTGATAATGTATCTATTAATAATGTACTATTAACAGTTGCATGCAACATGCCATCAATATACATTTGCATATCACTACCTGAAACTTGACAAACTACATGGCGCCATTGATTCATAAGTAATGATGATGTAATTTCTGTTTTATAGGTAGTGCTACCAGCAGCTGAAAATTGAATTTGATTGCCACTATTTAATTCTATTTTAAATGGATATTGTGGAGATAATGAACTAGAAACTTTTCCTAATACTAAAGAATTTGAAGCAACACCGTTACTATTTATAAAAAATGAAATAGCATAATTATGATTACGATCATAATATCCTGGAATTTCTGTTTTTATATAACCTGTTCCATTGAAATTAGCTGCATATCCATATGGAGATGTACCTCCTGTAGTTGTAGTAATGCCCGGTACATATGTTACATTATTAGAAATATACTCAACTCTATTAGCATCGAAATATTCATTAAAACCTTCTTCAAACATCAATGATCTAGTAACAATTGATTGCGTATTAAATGTAGTATCATATAAATTACCGTAACGATCTGATTTAAAATCAAATAAAAATGTATATGATCCCGTGCCATATGAAGCTGTTCCATAATATGAAATAGCATTACCGGCAATTTTAAATGATGCTGGCTTTATTCCTTCTCCAATTCGTATTTGCGGTATCGAAAGAATAGATGCAGATTGATATAAATGTTTTTTTGTTTGTTTTAAATTAGTCGGACCGTAAGTTTGTGCTGGAAATTTTTTATACTTAAAATATTGATGATTAACGGAAAAATAAGTTACAGTCTGTAATGAACCATCAATATTTGAAGAATCATTAATAGTTAATTCAGATCCTAATGCCGGTAAATTTGTTGTATCAGAATAAATTGCTATTAGTGGTAATGCACTACTAGTAGCACTACCAGAATATACTGTCCAAGTTTTAAATGACTGAAATGGATTAACTGTAACATCACTAGAATCGATTTTTTTAAATACTGTAGGAGTTGGTCCTACGTAACCAATTTCATTGTATG